TACGTTGTTGGTTATAAGGGTACTTCCCCTTATGACGCTGGACTCTTCTATTGTCCTTATGTTCCCCTCCAGATGGTTCGTGCCGTTGGAGAGAACACCTTCCAGCCTAAGATCGGCTTTAAGACTCGCTACGGTATGGTTGCTAACCCCTTCGCACAAGGAACCACAGTTGGCGCTGGTGCTCTTACCACCAACTCCAACCGCTACTATCGTCGCGTTGCTATCAAGAACCTCATGTGATCCAAAGGATTCACAAGGTTATACGAGAGGGTCTTCGGACCCTCTTTTTTTATCTAAATAATTAGAAAAAAGATGTCTGGTTTTTACGATACTCAAATACAAAATAGAAACTTTCTTGCTCCAACAGGGTTTAAATTTACTCTGACCAGGACACCTAGAGTAGCATTCTTTGCTAATAGTGCAAACATTCCATCCATTGATCTGGGAGTTGCAACTCAATCAACGTACCTCAAAGATATTGACGTACCTGGTGATAAGATGTTATTTGGAGATTTTAGTTTAAGATTTTTAGTAGATGAAGATCTTAAAAACTATATGGAGATTCAGAACTGGATGAGAGGTCTTGGATATCCAGAGTCTTTAAAAGAAATTGAAAATTTACAAAATGACGATACTGTTAGAACAATAGTTCCTGATAAGACAATGGACATATATTCTGATGGTACTCTAGCAATTTTATCAAGTAATAATAGAATTAACTTTAAAGTTAATTTTAAAAATATGTTCCCAACGTCTCTATCTACTCTAGAATTCAATGCAACCGAAACTGATATTGAGTACTTTACAGCAGACGTTACTTTCAAGTATACTCTATATACTATAACTGATGTGAACGGAACTACACTATGACCCTTGATCTTGAAAAGCTTCAAGAAATGTGGGAGAAAGATTCAAAGATAGATCCAGATAATCTGCATAACGAGTCTCTAAACATCCCTGTTCTTCATGCAAAATATCATGAACTATATAATAACATCTCTCTGTTAAGAAAGAAAGCAGAGCAACAAAGAAAAAATATTAGACACGAACGATACGAATACTTTAGTGGTAAAGCAGATCCTGATGTTTATCTGGAGAATCCATTTCCCAAGAAAATCAGAGATAAAGATACCATGCAAAAATATATGGATGCAGATGAGAAATTATCGAACTCATCTCTCAAGATAGAGTATTATGATACAATACTTTCCTACATTGATAGTATACTGAAACAGATATCTAATAGAACTTATCAAATCAAAAATGCAATCGAATTTATGAGGTTTACCGCAGGTCTAGGATGATGGAAGGCAACTACGAGTCAGATTTCCAAGGAGATTTACCATATGTAGCACTAGAGTTAGACATTCTAGATGTTCATGGTATGTACAAAGCAGTTTGCTTTCATCTAGAAAAATGGCCTGGCGGAGATCCATATGAACAGGAAAGACTACAACATCTGAAAGACTTCTTGTACAGAATTATTCTAGAATATAAGTATCAGATCGACTAATAAATACTTCTAGTTGAATGAAGTGATGTGGCAGATCTTGTTATATCTAAATCCAATGAAGTATTTCTTAAAATCACAACAGACCCTCATATTGAATATGAGTTAAGAGATCATTTTACTTTTGAAGTTCCAAATGCAAAGTTTATGCCTCAGTACAGAGGTAGAAATTGGAACGGAGAAATACATTTGTTCGACATGAGATCGAAGAAAATCTATGTCGGATTGTTAGATAAGATAATAAGTTTTTGTAAAAGTTATAATTACTCGTATAGTTTTGAAGAGAATAAATTTTATGGTCTCCCGTTTGAAATAAACGAAGAGATTTCATATGAAGGTGTGAAAGGATATATGGGAGCTATTTGTTCCTTTTCACCTCGAAAGTATCAAGTAGAGGGAGTATATGATGCCCTACGGCATAATCGAAAGTTATTGATAAGTCCCACTGCGTCAGGAAAAAGTCTGATGATTTACGCGCTTGTGCGTTACTATACGGATAGGCAGAAAAAAATTCTTGTAGTCGTTCCAACGACCAGTCTTGTAGAGCAGATCGTTGGGGATTTTCAGGACTATGGATGGGATGCTGATTCATACTGCCATAAAATATATTCAGGAAAAGAAAAGTATAGCGATCTACCTGTAACCGTTACAACTTGGCAATCTATTTATAAATTAGATCGTAAATTCTTTGAGGATTATGAAGTTGTTATAGGAGATGAGGCTCATCAGTTTAAGTCTAAATCTCTTATTAATATAATGACTAAACTTGCTGATGCAAAATATCGTTTTGGATTTACAGGTACTCTTGATGGAACACAGACACACAAGTGGGTTCTGGAAGGAGTATTTGGTCCATCATATAAAGTAACACAGACTGCAGAGTTAATGTCTCAGGGACATCTTGCAACATTAGATATTAACTGTCTTGTATTGAAACATAATCCTCAGAAGTTTGAAGCATTTGAAGATGAGATTCAGTATATTATAAATCATGATAAAAGAAATAACTTCATAAAAAACCTAACTCTAGACCTGAAAGGAAACACTCTTGTTTTATTCCAAAGAGTAGAATCTCATGGAGCTGTATTACATGACTTAATAAATAGTAGTACGAAAGATACTCGTAAAGTATTTTTCATTCATGGTGGTGTAGATACTTCTGAAAGAGAGTTAGTAAGGGAAATAACAGAGAAGGAAGACAACGCTATCATTGTCGCTTCTTATGGAACATTTTCTACTGGTATTAACATTAAGAACCTCCATAATGTTATCTTTGCATCACCCAGTAAGTCGAGAATTAGAAATCTTCAATCAATTGGAAGAGTACTTAGAAAAGGAAAAAATAAAACTAAAGCTGTCCTCTACGACATCTCTGATGATTGTACATATGGATCAAGGAAAAACTATACTTTAAATCACTTGATAGAAAGGATTAAAATATACAATGAAGAGGACTTTAATTATGAAATAACAACTATCAATTTAAAGGAATAATTTATGGAAGAAGAATTTTATGCATCAGTAAAACTCGTCAGTGGTGAAGAATTATTTGGGGTTATCAATACAGTTGAAAAAGATGGTAAGTATATTCTTATATGCAATCCTGTAATTGTTACTCCTATGTTTTCTCAGAAAAGAGAAATGAATGGATACAAAGTAGAACCTTGGTTAAAGACATCATCTGATGATATGTTCTTACTTAGTATGGAAAAAGTTATTACTTTGTCTGAGTCTGAGAATGAACAAATTATTGCTATCTATGAAACTTTTTTGCAAGACTTAAATGATGAACGTGGACAATTAAGATTGTCTGATAAAATGGGTTATGTTGGTAATATAAATGAAACCAAGAAACTCTTAGAGAAGCTTTATAAAAAGAGCTAATATATTACTTATCAACCCTCACAGAGTTATTGTACTGATATTTTAGAACCTTGTCAAGTTTGGTCGTAAGTGTTATAATCTCTACATATATAAGAGAACTAATATGCCTATTACACCAAATATGACGAAAAGGAAGAGGTCCGAACACTACGTCAACAACAAAGAGTTTCTTGCAGCACTGATTGATTATCGAACTAATGTTGAAGTCTCCTACATGAAAGTCTTCAAAGAAGATTTGACCTTACTGGATAAGTCTGAAAGAGCAAAGCAATGGGAAGGTAAGCCACCTATTCCTCGTTATATTGGAGAGTGTTTTCTTAAGATTGCAAATCATTTATCATTCAAACCAAACTTTGTAAACTACATGTTCAAAGAGGACATGATCTCTGATGGTATTGAAAACTGTGTGCAATACATTCATAACTTCAATCCAGAGAAGTCACAAAATCCTTTTGCTTATTTCACTCAGATTATTCACTACGCATTTCTTCGTAGGATTCAGAAAGAGAAACGTCAATTAGAAGTCAAGAATAAGATCCTTGAGAGAACAGGATTTGAGCAAGTCTTTGAAGATAACTCAATTGACGGATCTAATTATTCTGATTACAATAGTATTAAAGATGCTATTCATTCTAAATTAAGATATTAATAATGATATTGATAACTCCTGATTTACTTCCCAAAAGTGTTTGTGATGAGTTAATCAAAATTCATACAAATAATGAAGATAATTGGTATGAATATAATGATACAAAAACTCTTGATATCAAAGTTGTAAATAGCGATGACTATGTACCATGTTTAAAATATTCTAAATTTATTGAAAGATTCTTAAGTCAACATTTTACTTCAAATTTTATTGAGTACGCTCAAATAGTTAAGTGGCCTGTAGGATGCGACATGAATGAACATTATGATGACTCTAGAAAAACTACTAACTTAGTATCAATAACTAACTTAAATGATGATTTTGAAGGAGGAGCTCATTTTGTTGATGATTCAGGTGAGAAAGAAAAATTAGATATTCTTCCTAAAACTGGAAAGACAATAGCATTTGATGGAAAAAAATACAAACATGGTGTTAGAGAAGTTACGAAGGGAGATAGATATACTCTAGCAATATGGTATACTTACGACATTGAAACCTCAGCAAAATATATGACATGAAAGTAGCAATTATAACTGATCAACATTTTGGTGCTCGTAAAAACTCTAAGTTGTTTCATGATTACTTTTTGAAATTTTACGAAAATGTTTTCTTTCCTTATCTAGAGGAACATGGTATTACCACAGTCATTGATATGGGCGATACCTTTGATTCTCGTAAGGGTATTGATTTCTCAGCCTTGGCGTGGGCAAAAGACAATTATTATGATAGACTAGAAGCAATGGGTGTGAAAGTCCACACTATTGTTGGTAATCATACTGCCTACTACAAGAACACAAATGATGTTAATGCTGTAGACCTCCTACTCAGGGAGTATGATAACGTAACAGTGTATTCAGAACCTACTGAAGAGACTATCGGTGGATTACCCATTCTTTTTATACCATGGATTAATGAGGAAAATGAAGAATCTACTTTTAAACGCATTCAAAATACAACTTGCAACTGCGCGATGGGGCACCTTGAGCTCCGAGGATTTGCTCCTTATAAAGGATTCGTCATGGAGCATGGTTATGCAGGCGAGTTATTTGAGAAGTTCTCCCATGTCTTCAGCGGTCACTACCACACTCGATCGAATGACGGAAGAATCCATTATCTCGGCAACCCGTATGAGATGTTCTGGAACGATGTCGGTGATCGGAGAGGATTCACCATCTTTGATACAGAAACTCTTGAACATTTTCCGATAGATAATCCTTACAGACTTTTCTATAAAATATATTATGAAGATACTCCCTATCAAACTTTTGATGCAAGGGAGTATGAAAATAAACTTATCAAAGTTATTGTAAAGAAAAAGTCTGATTCTAAAAAGTTTGAAAAGTTTATTGATAAACTTTATGAATCTGGAGTTGCAGATCTAAAAGTTGTCGAGAACTTTGATTATAATAATGGATATCTTCATAGTGAAGAATCTGAAGAACTTGAGTCTGAAGATACGCTATCCATTCTTAACAGACATATCGAAGAAGAAGAGACTGATCTCAATAAGGATATTATTAAGAAACTTATATCTGAGATATATAGAGAAGCATGTGAATTGGTATAATGTTTATACTCACGGTCAAAGGAAAAGAAGATGACGGTGCATATTCTGTAGCCAATGAGCATGGAGTAAAAGTCCTTTATATTTTTGAAGAAGAGGATGATGCAACTAGATTTTCTATAATGCTAGAGAATAATGATTACCCAGAAATGAATGTTCTGGAAGTTGAAGATGAACTTCTACTTTACACCTGTGAGCAACACGAATATAATTACGCAATCATTACTAAAAACGATCTTGTTATTCCTCCAAAATGATACTGTTTGAAACTATACGATGGAAAAACTTTCTCTCTACGGGAAATCAATTTACTGAAATAAATCTAGACAAAGATCAAACAACATTGATCATTGGTAATAATGGAGCGGGAAAGAGCACAATCCTTGATGCATTGTGCTTTTCTTTGTTTGGTAAATCTTTTCGTAAGATTAACAAACCTCAACTCGTTAACTCTACAAATGAGAAAGACTGTGTTGTTGAAATAGAATTCAAGATTGGAAATACGGATTGGAAAGTTCGTAGAGGAATCAAACCTGCGCTGTTTGAGATCTATAGAAATGATACAAAATTAGATCAGTCATCTTCTGCTAATGATCAGCAGAAGTGGTTTGAGCAAACAGTTCTGAAAATGAACTATAAGTCTTTCACTCAGATCGTTATCTTGGGTAGCAGTAACTTTGTTCCCTTTATGCAGTTGTCTTCTGCAAATCGAAGAGAAGTTATTGAGGACCTCCTTGATATCAAGATCTTTACTTCGATGAATAATCTCATCAAGGATAAGATTCGTCAGTCAAAAGAAGATATTCGTGTATATCAACTTAAGAAAGATTCTCTCGCAGATAAAGTCAAGATGCAAGAGAACTTTATTGATGAGTTAGAGAATCGTGCTAAGCAGAATATTGTAGACAAAGAAGAAAAGATCGGGCAGTTGCTTGTAGAAGAAAATAACTGGATGGGAGCAAATGAAGAGAAGAATAGGGAACTTGTAGATCTTCAAAAGAATATAGAAAACTATTCTGGAGCAACGGAAAAACTTAGAACTCTTGGTAATCTGAAAGGAAAGATCTCTAACAAGGTATCTACTATTACTAAGGAGCATAAGTTCTTTGCAGAGCATACGGTCTGCCCTACCTGCAACCAGGATATAGAAGAGACCTTCAGAATAAATAGAATTGATGACGCTCAATCTAAAGCTAAGGAGTTGCAATCTGGTTATATTCAACTAGAGGAGGCAATTAAAGAGGAAGAAGAGCGAGAGCGTCATTTTATCAATCTATCGAAGGAGATAACATCCCTAACGCATGGCATTTCTCAAAATAATATTAAGATCACTGGATGTCAACGACAAATCAGAGATCTGGAATCGGAAATTCAAAGAGTTACCGACCAACTTGCAAACAGAACTGCTGAGAATGAAAAGCTAGAATCCTTCAAACAAAAACTTAATACTACTTACGAAGAACTCGCTCAAAGAAGAGACACTATCAACCATTACGATTATGCGTATGGTTTACTAAAAGACGGGGGAGTTAAATCTCAAATCATCAAGAAGTATCTACCGCTGATAAATCAGCAAGTTAACCGTTATCTTCAGATGATGGACTTCTACATTAACTTTACTCTAGATGAAGAGTTTAACGAAACCGTCCAGTCTCCCATTCACGAAGATTTTTCCTACAGCTCTTTCAGTGAAGGTGAAAAACAAAGAATCGACCTTGCACTGTTGTTCACTTGGAGAGAAGTAGCAAAGTTTAAAAACTCAACAAGTACTAACTTACTAATCATGGATGAGGTATTTGACTCATCTCTTGATGGATTTGGTACGGAAGAATTTCTTAAGATTATTAGGTACGTCATTCAAGACTCGAATATCTTTGTTATTTCTCATAAAGAGTCTTTACATGATAAGTTCCATGAAACCATTCGATTTGAAAAAGTTAAAAACTTCTCTTATAAAAAATGACTAGATTAGTTCCCATGTTTGGACTTCCTAGATCTGGATCTACTCTTTTAGTTAATTTGATTAATCAGCATCCAGATGTTCAAGGGGCTCCAGATTCAGTGTTAAGTCACATAGTAAAATCATGTCAGAAAGGATTGACTGAGAGTATTTCTATGTCGCAATATAGTGCGGATCTTTCATATGATATCTTCTATAGTTTTTGTAGAGGTGGAATTATTTCTTGGATTGATAAATTAACTGATAAGAAAGTTTTTTTGGATAAGAATAGAAATTGGATTGAGGTATTAGACGTTTGTAGAAATACTTTTCCATATACAAAGTTTATTGTTTGTATACGAGATTTGCGGGGAGTGTACGGTTCTATATTGAAGGTTAATAAAAAGACTCCAATAGAACATAAAGATTCTATTTTGTATGGAGAACAATCATATGATTACAGAGAAACTGATATTGAAGAACATATGATTGAAAAATTATTCAATCAACCAATGTTACG